CACAACGCAACGTGGTGGCGATAGACGAGACGGTAAACGTCAATATCGCCAGTGACGGCTCCGGCGTTCGTGAGGCCCGCACAGGCTACACGCAGGCGGTTCGTGATGGCCGCGCCTACACAGCAGCGACGAGCGCTCTGCGTATCCCGACAAACGAATATATGAACGTTGCTTTTTCCAATCCTTCGGACAGCGGCAAGAATTGCTTTTTCGTGGCTCGCAAGATTGGCAGCAACCGTGCTGAGGGTAGCCGCCCGCTTTCGTATGGTTTCATCCTCTCCCCCGTGGCCATGGCGGGCAGCACTTCAATCGCAGCAGCAAACCGCAAGACGGGCGAAGCTGCATCCTCTATGCAGGTCTGGCACATGGTCAGTTCCGCAAGGATGGACAGCGTGCCATCGACAGTATCGCCTTCCGAAGGTTTTCTCCCAAACGGTGGGGGCCTTCTGAATGTGGATGAGGACGGCAACGACGCAACAAGGGTGGTTCCGCCCGGCGGTTCATTCGGCTTTTTCATATCGGGAGAGGGTATCCACGGCGGAGCGGATAAAGCGCGCATCGTGATGACGTGGTACGAGGAAGACGTGTAGTGGGTGCAAAGTCGTTTGATCCATCCATGATGACAGAGATATGCGAGCGCATCGCCAACGGTGAGAGCCTGCGCGGAATATGCGCCGGTGAAGGTATGCCGAGCGCCCCCTTGGTTATGAAATGGTTGGCGAACGACGAGGACGGCGCACTGCGTGAACAATACGCGCGTGCGCGAGAAGCCCAAGCCGATCATATCTTTGATGAAATCCTTGAGATTGCCGATGATGGCAAGAACGATTGGATGGAAAAGAACGGCGAGGAATCCGTTGGTTATGCCCTGAACGGTGAGCACGTCCAGCGCTCTAAGCTTCGGATTGACGCTCGCAAGTGGATGGCTGGCAAAATGCGTCCCAAGGTCTACGGCGATAAGATTCAGACTGAACACACCGGCGAGGTGAAGATCGACACAAGCCCCGGCGACGCGATCAAGGCCATGCTAGATGCAAAGCGTAAGCGATCAACTGGCTGAGCTTCCAGAGGCGGAGCGTGACGAGATACTGGCGGGGTATTCAGACGACCAGCTAACGGCATTGCTTTATGATTGGCGCGGCTTTCATGCCCGGCCCAATCAAATAGCGCCAGATGGCGAATGGGATATCTGGATGGTGCTGGCGGGGCGTGGGTTCGGCAAGACACGATCAGGCGCTGAGTGGGTTCGTGAACAGGTGGCGGCTGGTAAGCGTCGCATTGCTCTTGTCGCCGAGACGCAGAAAGACCTTGAGGAGGTGATGATTGAGGGTGACAGCGGCATTCTGTCAGTTTGTCCCCCTCATGAGCGTCCGGAGTATCGAAAAAAGCCGGTGCAGCTTACGTTTCCAAACGGCGCTATTGCCCTTGGGTACAACGCAACGCAGCCAGACCAGCTTCGTGGCCCTCAGTTTGATGCTGCATGGTGCGACGAGATTGCCAAATGGCGGTATGCCCGCGAAACATGGGACCAATTGCAGTTTGGTATGCGCCTGGGGGATGACCCCCGTCAGATGGTCACGACGACGCCAAGGCCCATTGAGTTGGTCAAATCACTCATTGCTGGCGAGGAAGGCCGGTGCGTCGTCACGAAGGGCAGCACGCAGGACAACGCGGCAAACCTTGCTGGGGCGTTCCTGCGCAAGATCAAAGCGAAGTACGAAGGCACGCGGCTAGGACGCCAAGAGCTTAACGCTGAGGTGCTGGGTGACATGCCCGGTTCGCTGTGGCCGCAGGCAACTATTGACGCCTACCGCATTCACGTTGCGCCATCGAAGGATGAGTTAAAGCGCGTTGTGGTTGCTGTCGATCCGGCGGTTACGAACACAGAGGACAGCGACGACCATGGCATAGTGGTAGCGGCGCTGACTGACGACAACGAAGGGCGCGTGCTGGCTGATGAAAGCCTGCAAGGTTCGCCCCTAACATGGGCCAAGCGGGCTGTGTCGCTCTATCATTCGAATATGGCGGATGCGATTGTGGTTGAGGTCAACCAGGGCGGTGACATGGTGGAGCATACGATCCGCTCCGTCGATCCAAACGTTAACGTTGTTCAGGTGAGAGCAACGCGCGGCAAGCATGTCAGGGCGGCACCGATTGCAGCGCTCTATGAGCAGGGGCGCGTTCGTCATGTCGGCGCGTTTTCCGAACTTGAAACGCAAATGAACCAGATGACGCCGGAAGGGTTTCAGGGCGACGGCTCGCCAGACCGCGTTGATGCGCTGGTTTGGGCGCTGTCCGAGTTGTTTCCTGAGCTAACCGAGGGCCGCAAAGAGGTGGTTATGCCGGGTTTTGTGCGGAAATCGAAAAAGAACTGGATGGGCGGATGAAGAATGACGACATTCTGCGCGCCGCCGGTGATCGCTTCGATGAATGCCAATCGGCTGACCTGCACAACCGCGAGGAAGCGTACGACGATTTGGAGTTTTTGGCGGGTGAGCAATGGCCCGCTGATATCCTCACGTCACGACAGGATGCTAGTCGCCCGACACTGACAATCAACCGAATGCCGCAGTTTTTGCGTCAGGTGACAGGTGATATTCGCCGCTCAAATCCTGCCGTTGATATTCTGCCGAGTGACGATGAAGCATCTGATGAAATCGCGGAGATTTATGACGGGCTGATCCGGCAGATTGAAGCTGATTGCGGTGCATCATCGGTTTACGAGCGCGCGGCAGAGGGCGCGGCAGCTTGCGGCATGGGCTATTTCCGCTTGCGCACTGAGTACGAAGGCCCCGACAGTTTTGCCCAGAAAATTCTGATTGAAAGCATCGCAAATCCTTTTTCGGTGCACGTCGATCCAGAGGCGAAGGACCCGACGCGCAAGGACGCCCGGTTCTTGTTCATCACGGAGAAAGTGCCAGAGGATGTGTTCGCGGATAAATACCCGAAGGCATCCAAAACGGATTGGAGCAGCGGCTCGCTGCCCACCACCTTGCAGGGATGGCACGACGGCGAAACCGTGACTGTTGCTGAGTATTACTGGAAAGAGCCGTACAAAAAGACGCTCTACATGCAGGGTGGCCAAATCTCTGATCGGATGGTGCCGGGCGTTCCCATCGACGCACAGCGCGAGTGCGAGGACTACAAGGTCAAATGGGCGAAGCTATCGCCAGATGAAGTGCTTGAGGGGCCAAAGGAAATCCCCGGTCGCAACATCCCCGTTCTGGCCGTGATCGGCGAAGAAATGCACGTCGGCGACCGCGTGGTTCGCACGTCAGTCATCCGTTATGCCAAAGACAGCCAGCGGATGTACAACTATTGGAACTCCGCGATGACTGAGGTTATCGCGCTGCAACCGAAGGCCCCCTACAAAGTCACCCCCAAGCAGATCGAAGGCTTCGAGGGTATGTGGGAGGACGCGAACACCGAGAATTACCCATATCTGCTTTACAACCCTGACGAAAAAGCACCGGGCGCGCCGCAGCGTGAAGCACCGCCAGTCGCATCTTCGGGGATCATGGCGGGTTTGCAGATTGCCGCTGAGGACATGAAGGCCACGACGGGCATTTTTGATGCTGGCCTTGGCGATCAGTCGAACGAGACAAGCGGCGTTGCAATCAAGCAGCGCCAAATCGAAAGCGATATCTCCACGTCCATCTATGTGGACAACTTGAGCAAGGCCATCGAGCAGGCCGGTCGCATCATGGTGGAGTGGATTCCGGTAATCTACGACACAACCCGCGTTATTCGTATTCTCGGCAAAGACAGCACGCCCAAGTCGGTGGAGATCAACAAGCCCCACCTTGCACCGGGTGGCGTTCAGGTGCTGGAAAACCCGCTTGATTGGGGCAAATACGCCGTGCGCGTCGTTACTGGCCCAAGCTACAGCACACAGCGTCAGGAAGCTGCGCAGAGCATGATTGAATTTGTGCGGGCCTTCCCGGCAGCAGCGCCTGTTATCGGTGATCTTGTGGCGGCAAGCATGGACTGGCCGGGCGCGAAGGAACTGGCCGAACGGCTCAAAAAGATGGTGCCCTCTGAGTTGCTCGACGCTGAACCTGATGACATGTCGCCGGAGCAGCAGCAGGCCATGCAAGCGCAGGCTCAACAGGCCGCCCAGCAGGCACAGGTGCAACAGGCTATGCAGCAGGCGGAAATCCGCAAGACGATGGCCGAGGCGTCGGAGTCTGAGGCAGACGCCCAGAAAGCGCAGGCTGAGGCCAATAACACACAACTCGAAATGGCCCTTAAAACGGGTCAGCTAGACGCGGCAGTCACGCAGATGGTCAATCTGGCGGTTGCGCGCGCCCTGTCGGCACAGGCCGCACAGGCTCAACAGCCCTATGGGGCGCAACCCTTCTAAGGAACCCAAATGACCGATACCCAAGAAACTGCCGTTCCGGCGGGTGAGGAACCTATTGTCGAAGCCCAAGAGGTTGAGGCGGTAGAGACTACCGAAGACAGCAATGCAGGGCAGGTTGAAATCCAGCCCGATGCGGCAGAGCCGGAAGGCAAGGCCGAAAAAGAGACAGCAGAAGCGAAATCCAAATCGCAGATCAGGCGTGAAGCCCGAAAAGCGAAGATGGAGGAACTTGAGGCGGCGAAGGCTGACACCGAAGCCCGCCTTGAGCGTATCACAAAAGCTGGTGAGGGCGACAAAGAGCCGACCGAGGATGAATATCCTGACTATGCAGAGTACGCCGCCGCCAAGGCGGTGTGGCGGGCAGAGCAAAAGCGCCTTGAGCGCGAAGCCTCTAACCTGAAATCGGATTCTGAGGACATTTCAGCAAAGAAAGCCGCTGAGATTGATGCTGAATTTTTTGATCAGGTTGGCGACGCTCGCACACGCTATCAGGACTATGACGCGGTAGCCTTTGCGAACTTTCCGGTGAGTGATGCGATGGTTGGGATCATCAAGGAATCCGACCGTGGCGCTGATGTTCTCTATCATCTTGGCTCAAACCCGGAACTCTCACGAGAACTCGCCCATTTGCCCCCGTTGGCGGCAGCGCGGCGGATCGGCCAGATCGAGGCGGCACTGACTACCCAGCCAGCCCCTATCAGGCAGACGAAGGCCCCGGAGCCAATCACCCCTGTAACGCCGAAGGCAACCGCCCAGAAAGACCCGTCCAAGATGACGATTGCGGAATATCGCAAGTGGCGGTCTGCCGGTGGCTAATTTGAAGGAATGATGGATCATGGCAAACACGATCATCACCCCAAGCATCATCGCCAAGGAGGCGCTGATTCAGCTTGAAAACTCGCTGCACATGTCCAATCAGGTCAGCCGCGAGTACAAGAAAGAGTTCGTCAAGGTTGGCGACTCCGTGTCGATCCGCCGTCCGGTGAAGTTCACAACTTCCGATGGCGTGACGCGCGTCAATCAGGATGTGGAGGAAAAGAACACCTCTGTCACGATCAACAAGCGCAAGCATGTGTCGTGGAACTTTTCGACGCAGGACCTCACACTGAGCATCGAGCAGTATTCAGATCGGTACATCAAGCCCGCAATGATTACGCTGGCGAACACCGTGGACCGTGACGGCCATGCGCTCTACAAAAAGGTCTGGAACACTGTCGGCACGCCCGGCACGACGCCGACGACCTTTGCAAGCGTTGCGCCAGCGGCCCAGCGGCTTGATGAGATGGCTGTACCGACCGACGACCGTTCGCTGATCCTGAACCCCGCAGCCCACTACGGGATTGCAGGCGATCAGGTTGGCCTTGGGGCATGGGATGGCAAGGTCAAGACCGCCTATCAGAAAGCGATGATTGGCGAAATTGCAGGCTTCCAGGCGCTTTCCTCGCAGAACGTCACCAATCACACAGTTGGCACGAAGGCAGGCACGCCGCTTGTTGCTGGCGCTGATCAGGACGTGACCTATGCGGCGTCCAATGGTGCAAACACGCAGACGCTGGACACGGATGGCTGGACGAACAGTTCGGCCATTCTGAAGGCCGGTGACGTGTTCACCATAGCGGGCGTTTTTGCGGTGAACCCGGTTCCGGGCGAATCCACGAAAACGGTGATGCCGTATCTTCAGCAGTTCACCGTTATCGAAGATGTGACGGCGAGCGGCTCCGGCACGGCAACGCTGACAATCTCCCCGGCAATCATCGACAGCGGTGCATATCAGACCGTTTCGGCGGCGCCGGCGGACAACGCGGCAATCACGGTTCTCGGCTCTGCATCGACGGCATATCCGCAGAACCTCGCATTCCACAAGAATGCGTTTTCGCTGGTCATGTGTCCGCTGGAAATGCCTGACGGCGCATCGTGGAAAGCGCAGGAATCGGACAACGGCCTGAACGTTCGTGTGGTGAAGGACTACGACATCACCAACGACACGGACATTATCCGGCTGGATATCCTGTACGGTTGGGATGCTGTGTTCCCCGACCTTGCCGCGCGTCTTGTCGGCTAATCACGAAACTGGCGGGGGGCTTCGGTCCCCCGCTTTTCTTTGAATGGAGGCTTTATCATGGGCGCAGCAACTTGGGGATATCGCAAGATCAAAGGCGAGGTTGAGGCCAAGCTGTTTGATGATGGCCTTCCATCTAAGGGGTGGCAGGACAGCCCCGCGAAACTGACGACGAAAAAGCCAAGCGAAAAATCAGATGACGACGGCAAGTGAAATCTGCACGGCTGCGCTCCGGCGCGCCAACGTTGTCGGCAAGGGCGACACGCCCTCGGCTGATGACAGTGCAGAGGCTTTGGGAATGCTGAACCGCATGATGCACGCTTGGAAGCTGCGCAATGTGGATGTGAGCCATGCAGACTACGAGTTGACTTCGACATTCGCCCTCGATCCTGAATATGAGGAAGCGACGGTGTTTCTATTGGCGAAAGAGATTGCGCTTGAATATCAGCAGCAAATTTCACCGTACGTTTATGAATGCGCAGACCGTGGCTGGCGTCTATTGCAGGCGGGATATTTCCCCATTGTGAAATCCACCGTTGATGGCGCGCTGTTGCGAATGCAGAACCGCCACCAGTACGGCAACAGCAGATGACCTTCCTGCCCGTCGCCACGAAATCAGCGGCGTCGTCTCTCTCCACATACGATAGCTCCCGCCTATTGAATTACTTCGCGCGCCCGGCTGATGGTCCT